CTATGATTTTTTTTCATTTTGCAGAACCAGATCATTGGTGGTTTACCAAAGGTCCAAGTTATTTGAGAGTCATTAGAGGAGAAATGTCAGAAGATGAATGGCTTAAAAAATAAAGTAATAATTAATGCCTGGACAGGAATGTTTGGGGTTAGAATGCATGAATATGCCTTTGCTAAAACATATGCACATAAAAATGATATGGATTTAGAAATTTTTTCTAATTGGGAAGGCTCTGTAATGTTTAAAAATGCTATAGAAAAACAAATAGAGTTTCCAGAACTTATAGCATACTTACGAAATGGTGCAAGATCTTTAGAGGAAAGAAATCAAGAAACAATAAGGTATTATCCAAATTCAATTTACTGGAATGCAAACCATCATCCAGTTGATCCATATAAAAATAATAATTGTTCAATAATAACTAATGATACAAACGCTTATCAAGAATCTATATTTGATGAAATGGATTTATCTTATATTAAACACATATTTGAATTAAGTGATATTGTAAAACAATCAGAATCATATAAATATTGGGAATCTAAGGCAGGTACTTATGATGTTGCCCATCTTAGAAGAGGCGACATTGCTGATGTGCAGTATAACCTAAATAATGAACAAGGATATTCTGTAGTTTCAAAAGAATCTTATTTTAGGGCATTTGAAAAATTTGGGTATGATAAAGATAAAATAGAGTGGATCTCTAATGATAATACTAAAAAGTGGCACCCAGATAGACCAGATACGCCAATGCTTCCGTGGAGATATCCCGAAGGTGCTCAGTTTGATAATAACATTATATTTGATTGGCTAGATGATTGGTTAAAGATATATTTTGCAAGAACAGTATTTCGTGGGAATAGTAGTTTTTCTTTTTGGGCATGTTTGCTATCTCCAACAGCAAAAGTTTATTCTCCAGTTGTTAATAAACAATTAATTTATGGAAGAGATGGAAGAACAGAAGAAATAGATTTAGAGTTTACCGAAGGTAATGAAAATCATTGGATGTATTCAAATCCATATAGGCAGATAAGGATAAGATGAAGACAGCACTTGTATTGGGCGCAGGAGGCTTTATTGGAAGCCATATGGTTAAAAGACTTAAGTCTGAAGGTTATTGGGTTCGTGGTGTTGATTTAAAGCACCCAGATTTTTCAGAAACTATGGCAGATGAATTTATAGAAAGAGATCTTTCTGTATATGAAAATGTTGAAAAAGTAATTCAGTTTAAAGGATATCAAGGAAACTTTTATCATGAAGTTCCATATCGTGTAATAACTTCTTTTGACGAAATTTATCAATTTGCAGCAGACATGGGTGGTGCTGGTTACATATTTACAGGAGATAACGATTCTCAAATTATGGAAAACTCTGCACTTATTAATTTAAATTTATTGAGGGCACAGTCAAGACTTAATGAAAAATACGGAATTAATAAAACAAAAATATTTTATTCAAGTTCTGCTTGCATGTATCCTGATTATAAGCAGTTAGATGTTAACAATCCTGGACTTAAGGAGTCTGACGCATACCCTGCCGATCCTGACAGCGAGTATGGCTGGGAAAAATTGTTTAGCGAAAGAATGTTTTTAGCATTTAATAAAAATAATAAAATTCCTGTAGCAATTGCAAGATACCACAATATCTATGGACCAGAAGGAACTTGGGATGGTGGAAAAGAAAAGGCTCCTGCTGCAATGTGTAGAAAAGTTATACAGGCAGATAATTTTGTAGAAATCTGGGGAGATGGAGAACAAACACGTTCATTCTTATACATAGATGAATGTATAGAGGCAACTAGAAGACTTATGCAATCAGATTTTATTGGACCAGTCAACATTGGTTCAGAAGAAATGGTTACAATTAATCAATTAGTTGATATTGCTTGTAGCATTGAAGGAAAAGTATTGAGCAAAATGCATATTCCTGGACCTTTAGGTGTTAGAGGTAGAAATTCTAACAACGACTTAGTTAGAGAAAAATTAGGCTGGGACTATTCTATGACTCTAAAAGAAGGAATTGAAAAAACCTACCTTTGGATTAAAAGCCAAATAGAAAAGCCCCAGCACTAAATTATTCTGGAAACTTAAGCATTAAATGCTTAGTTCTTGGAGTAATGCCTTTCCAGGCAATCCAATTTTCACCGCCGTTTGACATGTGAAATGCAACTTGAGCATTCAATACTGGATTGAATAACTCATAGTTTGATGTTAAATTAAACTTATCTCTACGCTCAGGACCAAGGTCGCCAATCATATTTATTTGAAATAAGCCATAAGAACTATCTCCAGTTCTTTTACTAAGGTTTAGCGCCATTGGCCTACCGCCAGATTCTTTTTTAGCAATAGCCCAAGCCTCCCTTAGTTTTTGACCTTCAAAACCTACTAAACGTAGTAGATTTTTAAGATCTTTGTCAGATAGATTTACAGCATTTTTGTATTTTTCTAACTGATCTTCTTTAGCCTTAGAAACACTTTTGGCCACTTGCGTGGCCTCTGTTGTCTCTTGGAGCACGATATTACTATCGTTTAATCGGTTTTCAGAAGCATTAGCAGTATTTGACCAAACGCCAAACATCGCTAATATGCTGAGTGTGCCAATGATTTGCCTATTATTATTCATAAAGTTAATCATAGTTTCCTCCTTAGAAACGTAATGACACCTTGTTAAAGGGTGCCATATTACTTCTTAGTATAACATGGATTTGAACCATATGTCAAATATCTCAAAAGTGGTATAATAAATGCATTATGGCAACAGATAAAACATTAGGTCAGTTTGAGATTCATTTCCCTAAGTCTACAGATCCAGTAAACGTTCACGGTGATCTTGAACAACTGGCGGAAGATGTAAAAGAATCATTAGAATCAATTGATGTATCAATAATACAGATAGATGTTAAAAATGTAAGTGGTCTTACCTTATCAGCAGGAACACCTGTTTATATTTTTGACTTTCAGTCTACAGTCCCTGGGGTTAAACATTACACAGAAGATTTATGGGACTCAGAAATAGTAAAACCAGTATTAGGATTATTAAAGACATCACTTGAAAATAATTCTACAGGAAAGGTTGTTGTTGCTGGAGTTCTTGCAAATGTAAATACCTCATCTTTTTCTGCTGGTGATGTTTTATATGTAAGCAGACCAGATGGTGGCTTGACAAAGACTAGACCAGAAGCAGGCAGTGGTGCAGTTGGAATTGTTGGATACGCACATTCTGCAAATGGTGTAATTATTGTTGAAGCAAAAGGCAACGGAACTTGGGGAGCATTGAAGGCTGGTTTAGCCTAATATGATATAATCAACATATGGCAACTTATCGTGGATCCGCTTCTTCATATGACATAGGTGAAAAACCACCAACAGTTATTTGGACTGTAGTGCGTGGAGATACTTCTGGATTTAAGGTTTATGTTGTTGATGATGCAGGAGAGCCATTAATTATTCCAGATTGGGATATTAATATGAAAGTTAAAAGACCAAATCATTCTGCAGATCTTGGAATTATTACGGACGATGCAACATTGGTTATGGAATTAAATCCAGCACAAGATGCAGACGATTTAGTTGGAGAGTTTACTGTTTGGTTAACTTCTGAAGAATCATTTATTTTACAAACAGGAGACATCTTCGATATTCAACTATCTGATGCCACAAGAGTCTGGACAGTATGCCAGGGTAGCATGAAGATACTTGAAGATGTAACAGATTAATGGCAAGAGCAACATTATCAAATCTACAACATAAAACAAAATATATTAAACCAATTGACTATTCTGTTAAACAAATAAATCTTATTAGCCCAACAACAACAATAAAGTATGACTTACCATTTAAGGTAAGATTTAAATCTATACAAATTGAAGGATACAGCGCTTCTAATCCCCCACCAATTCCACTACAAGTAATTGGTTTTAGTAACTGGATACTTTAAAAATATAAAAAAGGAGTTATAATAGGCACATGGCAAAAATCTCAGTCCCAACACTAAAAACCAAGTTTCAAACTGGTGATCGTCCTACACAACAGGATTATGAAGATTTAATTGACTCAACCTCAGCCCGTTCAACAGACCTTGGCTCAGGTGGTAATAACGAAAATACAATTACTGGTATTGAGAATGCCACAGTGATTGATAATTTTGATGCCACAGATTGGCGTATGGTTAAGTATATTGTTTCTATTGCTAAGACAACAGCAGGGGACAATAAATTTTATGCAACAGAGTTGACCATCTTGGTAGACGGTACAAATGTAAACGTCTCTGAGTATGGCACGATAGACAATGATGGGAATATTGGCACCATTAGCGTCTCTAGGGTAGGAAGCACAGTATCTTTAACTGTTACTCCAGACCCTGCAATTAAGCCAGTCACAGTTCGTTATGCACGAATTGGACTTAAGGCGTAAATAAGGAGATAAAAAATGGCAACAGTAGTAAAAGACTTTAAGGTAAAGAATGGTCTTATTGTTGAAGGCACAACAGGTACCATCGACGGTCAAGATATTCTTACAAAGAAAGTAGACGACCAAAACTATATTATTGGTC